ATTGATAACGGTGAAGAAACACAAGCTACATTTAACAAAAAACCAAGTTCTGCTATTATGGATAGTATCAAAAACAAGACAAATGTTACCCCAAGCGAAGTTACTGATACTCCAAAAGTAACAGCAGAGATACAAAGCAATAAGTTAAAGCAAATGTTAGCTAATTTGAAAAAGTAAAATTCACTAAATAATACATTATGAAACGCAGAACTCGTAGCATACTTGATGAAATTAGTAATATTGTTCCTGATCATGATCGTGGCAGTATTATTGAAAGCCGTGCCTTGCACATTATTACTAGTGCAGTAAATTTAATTAATTTAATACGTGAAACATATGATCCTGAAACAGCAGGTGAATTAGAACGCAGACTATTAAACAGTATAAGAGGGCAAGATTCAAGCAAATTTATGCGAGGAATACGCAGGACAGACAAACATGAAGATTAATGAAATTTTTAAAAGTAAGGCATCCTATACAGCAAAAGATATTGCTAATAAGCAAGCCAACATGGCTAAACAATTACAATTAAAATGGGCAACAGATAAGCAAGCATTTGCTCAACAAAATAGACCTATTTCTGTAATTGATTATATAAACAAAGTTTTACCTGTTGTAAAGCAAGTAAATCCTAACTTTGGTAATAACATTAGTAGAAATCTTTCTCGAAGAGATGAA